TCTTTTATTAGGAGACCAGATTACTTTAGTATCCTCCACTCCATCTTTCCAATGAAAAGACCCACGGGTTAAATGATGGCCTGCTATTAAAGAGTCATTATAATCAATCTGTTGGTATATTTTAGTTAAATTAAATAGAGATTGCTTGCTCTCATCCCTAAAAGCATGTGATTCTGTTCTTGGGAATTGTCTATAAAATTCATTTAAAGCGTCAGCATCATCAGATAATGATTCTACTTCATTTTCCCAATAATCAATAGCCTCTATATACCCTTCAAAATTCCATTCCATAGGGACAAATAAAGAATAAAGACCGCTTTTTGTTTGGTCGTTAGCGTTTCGTTTTAGTGGAGAAGAGTCTTCATATAAAGATTTAAAATTTCTTCCGCCTTTATCTAAGGCATTTGAAGTTGAACCCATCATACATTTTCCAACCACTTTGCTTCCCAGTCGTAAACATGTTTTTGTAACCCTCCAGTTATTTAAAATATTCTCAGGCCTTTCCCACTTTCCACTTTCATCATGCAATAAGAGATGTAATTTTTCCCCATCATAACTGTTATCGGAGGTATTTTTCCAGTCAATAGTGGTGTCTAACCCCTCTAATTCTTCCGTATCAATCTCATACATATTCTTCTTTGTAATTTTTGACGCAGGAACTCTATAGGCTAATTCGGTTTTAGGTTTATCCATACCATCTTGAATAGGTTTAAAAAAGAATGGATAATTATTAGAAATAGGAACAACTTTATCTGTAAACATTTTTTTAGCGTCCCATCCTGTTTTAGAAAGGATGCCGATTCTCGCATCTTTAGTAATAGTTGCGCAATTAACTCCCTCACAAGAGCTCATAAAAGAAAATCCTGATCGTCTAATTTTTAAATAACACATTCCAAAACATCTTTTATCCACCTTACACGCTTCCCAGAAAATATAAAAAATTCTATTAGCCTCTCTAAAATCTGGCTGTCCTACATCAATCTTTGTCCATTGCAGGTACATATAATGCGTTCCTGTAATATAAGTAGGTATACCATTATTCATAAACCAATTTCCCTCTTCTCTTTTGTCAAATTCTTTTTCTATATAATCCACCCATGTGGATTTAAAAGAAGGAAGAGTTTCGTGCCATTGAAATATAGACTGTATTCGTTTTAGAATTTTAGGCAAAAGGTGTGGTTGCCAATACTGCTCATCCTTCTTTTTAGATAAAGAAAATATGTCTTTAGGCTTTTTAGGGAGTCCAATCTTTAATCCGTTAATCTCATAAATATCTCCTAATGTCCCATTCTTTGAAATAATAATTATATCATATTTTGTATTATATCCTGGAAGCCACGATTTAGCCCTATTCTTATTAGAGATAACATGTTTAGGAACTATATCTTTTAAAATATAGTATAAACTATTTTGATCTTGATTCTGCAAATCCTTTTGGGGTATTAGTTTTGTTAGTTAATATATTCCCGTCTAATAAAGATTTTTCTTCTTCTATTCTTTTCAAAATTTCAAAAGCATCAAATACGGCTAACTTTTTAGTTGCAGCTGCATTTTTTAATCTATCCGCTGCTAACCTATCATCTTTATCATATTTAATAATATCTTCTTTAGCTACCTTAATAAGTTGTTTTACCGCCTGCTCTCCTGCCTCTATTATTTGTAATTTAATTTCTCTACTATCCATTTTCTTTATATTCATCTTCTTCGTGTATTTTTTTTATTTCTTGATACTTCGAGCCTCCCTCGGTTTTTTGCCAGACTTCATTTAGACTTTTTGCGCTAAATTTAGGATTAAACGGTAGATTTTTAGCATACTCCCAGAAAGAAGTATCATACTTAGATCCAAATTGATAATGCCACAATAAAAACTTTTCAATCCTTTGGATGTTTGATTTAACTTTATTGTTAGTTTCATGTGGATCGACACCATCGAAAATAGTATTCTTAGCTCGGACACATAATTGATGATAAAAGTTAAGAGCTGTTGCTTCTAATGGTTCTATAAATCCATAAGCGTTTCCCTGTAGTATAGTTCTATCACCTACAAACATATTCTTCGCGGCATAATTATCAAATGTTATATAATCATCAATACAATTTATATTAAATCTTTCTATAAAGTCTTCAGAAGCATCATGTTGAGATGTCACATTATTATTATGCAAATAACCGTATGATATAGTATCCTTATTAGGTATAATAAATGTCCAACCATTAGGTGTGGCAACGGCTCTTGTGTAGATTAAGTCTTGATCTGATTTTAGTCTTAATCTTTTACCAAGAAGAACAGAGTTAATAGGACTAATCAATGTATCGTAATTATTTTTATCTCTGTTATGTCTACCTCTACAATCAAATATTATATCACAATCTATCTCTTGTTCAGGATTATATATAATCTTTTCTTCAATGTTAAATAAACCAGATTCTAATACTAAGTTTGATAATTTCTTAGGAACAAAATGTGATGCTGTACAACTGTTAAAGCAAAACTGGTGAAATATTTTATCTTGTTTTTTACCCCATCCTTCATATAATATACCTGTCTTAACAGTTGCATCAATTGGATTATTATACCAATCAACACCAAGTTTATTATATAACATACGCGTAAACCCAGGAAGAGTTCCTTGTCCAACTTTTTCTATGGGATGTTCTTTTGGGCTATGATATATAGTAATTTCATGCAAATCAGGACTATTTAATAATTCTAATGCGGTTATACACCCAGCATTACCAGCCCCTACTATTGCAATTCTTTTCATTTAATTTTTTGTATATTTATAAAACATTACGAAAACTTCCCTGCCGCCTTTCCACGATTTATTAGGATACTTACTATGGAAATAAGTTGAGGGGTAAGACACCAGTCTGTTTTGCTGATACCCTATAACCGTATTTAACCTCCACATATCTATCTTTTCCGCGTCCACTTTTATCATACGATCATAATCCTCATCTGTTATGGTAGTTGGTAATTCTCTTCCATATACATGATGTTCCCATAGAGCCGTACCATGCAATTCTTCTTGTTCTCGAGGAGACATATATAATACCACAGCTCTATCGGGACGCTCTCCTTTTATATTCAAATCTGAATGTATTCTCCAACTGGTATCTAATTCATCTGTAGATACACGAAAAAGACTCAGTATGTTTTCTATTTCCCTCCCTTCTATCATTGCTAATTTTCGTAATACATAATTATTAAAATTATCAGGAGATTCTTGGACATAAAAATTTTTCCCTCCTGAAGTATGTTTTATAAATTTACCATTATCTAAATACTTTTTTGCAATCTCAAATAATTCTTTATCTATAAAGTCGTCTATTATATATATCATAAAAGTAGAGTTATATTATCAGTATACATCCGATAAAGTTTTTCATCATCTATAATAAAAGGGTATTCGCTCTCTGGCTGGTAAGACACCTCGTCTCCCGCTTTTACCCCTAAATCTAATAATTCTTGATTAATATATTTTATTGTTCCACATAAAGGCTCTTCCGTTCCAGGTTTGCTAATATAAGATTCTTTTAGCGATGCGGGTTTTATAAAACAGTATTTTCCGTACGCTTGCCATGTATTATTGTTTTTATATAAAAAAAATTGATGTTCATCCACAAAAAATAAATTGTCTTTAAAAAAACTTCTTCCGCTTTTCTGCCTACCCTTCATGTCATTATAAAACTTAAATACATTATGATGTACTACTAAAGTATCTCCTTTTTCTACAGGACCTGTATAGTTAATAGGTAGTTCTTTTACCTGAGCAAATCTATTGGAAGCGGTATGGTCTTCTTCGGAAACGCTGGTAATAAAATCCATTCCTTCTATTTTTTTTATATTATCATACCTTCTATTATTGTAAGGGGTGACAATAAAGTTAAAAGGAGACCTCACTAAAAATTTATATTATATTCTAAGGAAATAGGAAGGGTACATAAGAACTCTTTCCATACAAAGACTTCTTTAGTTGTTTCACCCCATTTTTCAACCCATACTTTATAGGAATTATCTTGCTCTTGAATCAGATGAATTTTATGAGAACCTCCTAAAACATCTTGCCCTACAATATAGTGCATTGCGCCAGACTTATAGTCGGCCCCGATTGATATTTTTCTAATATCCATTTCATTTTATTTTTATTTATTATTTTAAGAAGGGCACTCTGCTGTGAACAGTTCTATATGAACATTCCCCATAAAGTTAGTTAGCTCTGCCATCGCCTCCACTACTAAAACTAACCCAAACCCTGGGGGTAATTCTGTAGCAGCAAGTACTCCAAGACCTGCGTCACAACATTCTATTTGGTCCATTCCTGGCGCTGCTATGAAACATGAAGCAGCAAGTCTTGCATCTGAAGTTGGCATATCCTCACAAAGATTAACATTGTATAAACTACATGTCATATCATTATCGCAACTCACATGAAATCTAACGGAACATATTGTTTTTAAACATACTGATTCGTGACAAATGCCTATGCCAGGACTTCCATAAACTAAACCGAATTGTGTCATGTTAGATGTTACTGCACCATGGACATACACTTGGCCAATCAATTCCGAATTAACCCCCAAAGGAGGTGATAATACCGTCTGATCTACATAAGTCCATGCCTTACCGAGACTATCAAACTCGGTTGCCCAAAATCTTTTTTCGACATGTATTGTATTAAGTCCTGCGCCACCTCCTCCTGCTGGTACACTCCAAGCGCCCGACCCATCTAAATAGTTTGTTGCTGCTCCTCCCGACCCTGTAGGTACATGACCTACAAGAGTATTTCCTGCATACGCTCTGGATTGAACCGTTACCAGTCCTGTAGTAGGAGTAATAACTAAAGGCGCTCCTGTGGATGCCACTGGAGCAATAGCCGAAACTGAAGTAACTCCTCCTGCTCCTACAGCCCAAGTACCATCTCCTCTTAAAAAATCCGAGGCAGTTCCTCCACTTGGAACATGACCTACATTAGCTGCTCCATTATAAGCCATTGATTGAACTAATACATTACCCGTAGTAGGATTTACAACTATGGGAACCCCTGTAGAAGTACCTGGTGCTGTTTCATCTACATCAATTACTGCACCTCCTCCTGATCCATTTGCTGCCGCTGTAATTCTTCCTTGAGCATCTACCGTTAAATCTGTATTTGTATAAGACCCTGGGGTAACTGCAGTATCATCTAAATATAATGTTAGAGCAGGAACAGTCGACCCTCCGCCTGTTAAGGCTGAAGTTAATGCCGTTCCTCCGTTAATTTGTAAGACATCTCCATTATTTACAACATCTACTAAAGCCGCATCGTCTTTTATCGTCCAATTATAAGCTGCACTACTGGATATCCATGCTAAACCTACTCCAGTAGAACTTAAAATCTCTCCTATCAATCCTATTGAACCAGATGTATCTACTATTTGGTCAGGGTCAACCAGTGGGGCGGTAATTGTATTTCCTGCCGTAGTTAAAGTTATGTTTTGATTAGCACTGTTTCCTGTATCTAAAGTATCTTGTAAATCACAACATAAAGTAGCTGGGTCTATCCATTGGGTTGCTGCCCCAGTTGATGATAAAATATATCCTGCTAACCCTACCGACCCCGAAGCACTTAAAGTTGATGTTCCCAGTACAACAGAGCCTGTTACAGTAAGTGTTCCTGTTAATCCTATATTATTAGTTGCTGTATTTCCTACAGCTAATACATCACTTAAATTACAACACCCTAAGGTAGAAGGTGCAATCCATGCAACAGCGGCCCCTGTAGAGCTTAGGATTTCTCCTGCTGCCCCTGCTGAACCCGTGCCATCTTCAATCGTACCATCTACTTCAATATCTGAGGTAAAGGTGTTTGTTCCGTTCCATGTGTTTGTTCCTGCTGAGGTAATATTAGATGTAGCGTCCAGTGTTAATGGAGAGGTAGCTGTCATTGACATTCCTTGTCCCACAGTAATATGCCCCGCTGTTAAGGTATCTTGTATATTACAACATAAAGCCGAAGGTATGGTGGCTGACCAAGCTACTCCTGTAGCGGTAGCAGTTAGGATATCTCCTACTCCACCAGTTGTACCCGCACCATCATTAATTTGCCCAGTAGCATTAAAATTTAACACTGTTGAACTAATATTTACCTGTCCAGTGAAGGTGCTTATACCTGTGTTAGTCAATACGCCAGGAGATGTGATATTTACTCCAGAACCACCACCAGAAACATTTATAGCTCCTGTTGTAATTATATCTTGAGCTGTTGTGTTCCCTATTGTTAATGTATCATCTAAACTACAACATGATGTTGATCCTGGGGTATCCCATATTGCACAAGCACCTGCTCCTTGTGAAGTTATTACCTGACCTACTGCGCCATAACTACCTCCTAATTTAATTTGACAAGTCTCAAGGAATCCAATACCAGGCCCTCCCAGTAATGTAACATCCCCAGTTAAGTCTATAGTTTGAGTAGCAATATTTCCTGTATTTAAAACAGATTGTAGTCCTTGCAGCGTAGATGAAGGAGCAATAAGACTACTAACTAAAAATGTAACCGTCTTATTATCATCGCTTGTGTCTGTTGCTATCAGTAAATCGTCAGCCGTTGGTAAGACGGTAGGGTAGACGGTGGTATTTTCAATTTTTGCCATTTCTTATATTGTTATTACTTTATATTGAAAGTTTAAAGTTAATGTACCATCTCCTACGGTAGGGTTAGAGCCAACACCTAAAAATAATAAATCCGTATTTTCTGCTCCTACTATAGGTTGAGCTATCCCGCCCAACGGCCCATTAACGCTAAATGGCCCCGCAAACACTCCGCTTGAACCACTATTTAAGGTTGCCTGAGACCACTCCATATATACCTCCGTCAGGCTGTACCCTAACTCTGCAATATTTGGAAAATCATAAGCCACAGTATTAAAATTTACTGTAGAAACAACTATTCCTTGAGGGACGATATATGTTCCTGCCCCTTGGGCTGGAACTACTGTCACAGGGTTGGTAAAACAGTTTAAAAGCTGAGTAGATGTTAAAGTTACCTCTAATGTTGTAATCCCAAAAAATAACTGAAAGTCAGCAACTGTTGCGGTCTTTGTTTTATCTGAATCGGTAACATCAGTTAAAACCACATAGTCATTAGCTGTTGGTAGTACATTTGGATATACTGTTGTGTTACTTATCTTTGACATCTACGGGTTCTTGTTTTTTTTCTTTTTCTTTTACTTCTCCTGTTTCCAGATTAATTACAGCGTCTACTCCGTATTTCTCCATTAAATCTTTTTCTAAGACCTGAAACTCGCCTTTGATTCCCTCTACCTGTAAACATAAACTATGTTTCTGTAAAGACAAATCTCCTAATTGGAGTTTAATTTTATTAAATTCTTTGTTTAATTTTTGGAGCGACTCCAGTTCTTGTTTTTCTACTTTTTTTTCCATTACATTTAATTTAGGTTAATAAGTGCAAAGATAAGAAAACTTATGTAATATATTTTACTTCCCTTGCTTCCTGTAAAGCTTGGTATAAAGTTTGCTGGATTTTAGCTGGCTGCTTTTAGATTTAGCATGAACGCCTGGCCTTTTCTTTCGCTTTTTTTCTCGATAACTAAAAGGATGTGCCTTAACCACGGGGATTATTTTTTGATTTTTTCAAAGCTTCTTCCTCCAAAGTAAGCCCCTATCACGGTAATAAGAACCAACTGTAAGAGGTCAGTCCATTTTGGTTCTACTACAAATTTAATTGTCCCTGCATCAATAAATATCATTAACACTGTTGAAACTACTAAGAATATAAGAACCATAGGTCTTACATTTTTTGCAAGCCATGAATCTGAGTTCATATCCGCTTTCCAACGGTCAGTTATTGTTTTCTCCATTTCTACCTCATAATTGGAGATTAATTCTTTTACTTTTAATTCAGCAGCTAACTTCTCTTCCTTTGATGTATGTAAACTATCTATTACATCACCTACGCCTTTTACAAGCTCTGTAGCTCCTGAACTAAATATCTTACTAAATATACTCATTGCGCTTTTTTCCTTTACCACTTTGTTCCTCTTGCAATTTCTCTTTCTGCAAAAAGAAGGTCAGAATCTTTTTGTTTTTCACTGCTCGTTTTTCTTTTGTTTAATCGTCCCTCTACTTCCTCTACTGTTAATTGTTTTTTAATCCATTCACTAAATGTTAATTTAATTTCTTTCATTGTTTCTATAGTTTAATCGTGAAAAGTATATGCATTTACACTCATTTTCACGCTTTTACAACTTGTACAACAATCCATATAAGTATTACTATGATTGTTCCTATTAAAATTGATGTTAATGTTTCATCTTTAAATTTCATTTTACATTTTATTATATATTAGAGCCACTGCTCACTTTTATAAATTTTTGTATTCGGATGTGGCATCAAAAGAAGGACATGCTTTATTAGCAAAATCCCTATGTCCATGAATAATAGCATTAGGGTGAAGTCTTTTTAAAACTAAAAGTAAATGATGCAAAGAGCACTTCTGTTCTTTTGTGCGTGTATCTTTAGGAGTCTTTCCATCTTTTTCAACGCCTCCAATATAACATATTCCAATACTGGACCTATTAAAACCTTTAGTATGAGCTCCCACTTGGCTTACGGGACGGCCATATTCCATTATTCCATCTAAGCCAATAACAAAATGATACCCTATTCCTTTCCACCCTCTGGCTTTATGCCATTTATCAATCGTTGCTGCAGATATTTCTTGACCTTCACGCGTAGCCGCGCAATGCACGATAATTTTACGGATTTCTCTCATCACTTATGGGATAGGTAGAAGATTGGACATACACCACTTCTGCTACCGCTGTTGTTGTTTGATACCAATTCATTTTACAAATATAAGGTTTTTTATTCTTCTTCTTCCCACCCATTTTCAACAGAGGTTATATCTAACATCTCTGATACAGAATAAAGCGTATACCCTTCTAAAAAAGAAGGTGTACTTCCTGTAAATTTTACAATAAAAGCAGAATTATCAATTTTATAACGACAAGTAGCTTTAGCCTCAATAACTTGACTAAAATCAATAGTATCAATATCTTCACTTGGTATTATAGTGTATTTTCTATTTTCCTCCATTATGGTACGGTGGTTGTTATATTAGCTGAGGTCATATTTGTCATAGCCATAGAAATTCCTCCGCCAGCGGCATCGAGTATGGTAGGGTATGATGCTGTACCAGTGGGGTCTCCCATTCTCCACCAATGTTGTAACCCCCCAACACCTATAGTGGATAAATCTGATGGAGAACCACCATTGTATATCGTATTTGCATCGGCTTGAGTAAGTTGTGTATTCCAGATGCTAAACTCATCAAAAAATCCCTGATATTTATAACTCCCACTATTTCTCCCTATGAAAGAACTACCAGTAGTATCAAAAGCGGGTGCATAAGTTTTAGTGGTAGAATTAGGGTTAGCCCCATCTATATAATAAGAAACTGAAGCGGTTGCCCCAGCTCTGCCAACAGCATACACAACATGATACCATGTGTCATCTACTAAAGGATAATTGTAACTATCAGTCCATGGCCCAGCAAACTGAAAGTGAGTTCCCACAGAGTTAATATACATTTGTGTTTGAACTGTTCCTCCCGCTCCAAAAGACCATAACCTTTGGTGCGCCCCTACAGCTATATTAGAAGGCCTCATCCAGAACGATACAGACCAGTCTCCTGTTCCTAAAGTTCCAAATAACGGAGTAGAAGATGCTTGAAGGTATTCACTTACACCATCAAAATCTATAGAGTAAAGGTTACTATATCCTGGGGCTCCTGCTCCTGGGGTAGAGTCATCAACTCCCGCTGTAATTCCTATTCCTATCCCTGTAGGCATCTTACCAGAGGGCTATAATATCAGTTGAAGTAGTATCAGTAGCATTTACTTGAACAACCTGAGTAGGTAAAAATGAAGCGTCAGCAAGATTTATAAAGTTTGTAGTTCGTTGAGCCAGAGTAGTGGAAGTAGAATTTTTTACCGCGGCCATTTGTACTGCTATATTTCCAGCCTCCCCCACAAAAAGAACACATCCATCAGTTGGAGCATTATAGATAACATAATTATCAGTTCCCCCTCCAGTAGTGGCTGGGGATAAAGCAAGGTTTAAATCATCTGTAACCGCTGTTACATAATAAGCTATACCTGCTGTTGTATTGTATACAATGGCATTTTCTTGAATACCCGCTGTTAAAAATGTTGTGCCTACATCTGTTAAAGTACTTGCTACAGAAAAATCTGCTATTCCGCTTAACACCTCTGTTGAGGGATCAGGTATTTTTACTTCATCTGAAGTTATTACCGCCAATCCTTGGCTTACTTGTAGTTTTTGATATGCCATAATTAATTATTTATTATAAGGAAATGCTCTATTTAAAGCGTCCTTTCGTTTATTACATCCGCAGTCCCTCCCCGTGGCTTTCGCCACGGTTTCGACTGCTTTTTTTATTCCTGTTGCTTGAGTAAATTTCTCTATCGTATCCCCTAATCCTCTGGATTTTTTAATAGGGATATCTTCAACTCTTACTCTTTTCATTACATTTACAATGTTTCTTATTGCACCCCTGAGAATTAAACATTAAATTCTCAAGGAACAGATTCCATTTAAGTTTAAAATAATTACTCAAAACTTACCCTCGGCTACACCCGAAATTTTTCGCATAATTAGCCATCTTTACCACTTCTTTAGAATAATCATCAGTACTCTTCATTACAGCGTTAGCTGCACTACAAGCATCTTTGAATCCATTCTTTTTAGCCCAAGTAGTAAATTTTCCTTGGTTCGACTTTTTAATTTCAGGAAAGTCATCTTTTTTAGTTCTTCCTCTTGTCGCCATATTACTTTCTTATGTGTTTAGAAAGGTTTCCTTTCACATTATGAATTTCTTCATACGACATATTATGATCGCCACCATAAGCGTGACCATAATCTTTTTTAGACATAGCTTTGCTCTCATCTCTTCTGTCTTTCAAAGACTGAGAATGTGAGCCGCGGTGCTTACTGCCTAATGACTCGTCCAATCGGGCATTGTAACCTTGTTTTTTCATGATTCTTATTTTTTGTTAATTAATTCATATAATATAACAAGAGCAATTAATCCAACTACTCCGTTATTTCCTAATAAATTTATAATATCCATAACATTCCCAATTACAGACATTCCCATCACAGGACCTCCAAATAAAATTTCTGCCATTACTCCGAAAGATAATAATCCTACGAACAATGTTGTCATTTTACTAAAAAATCCATTTACCATATTAAAAATATTTTCCATGTTTTCTATTTTTTAAAGTTTATAACTTAATCCTAATTTAAAACTGCCCTCTTCATCTGAATCCAACCCTTTGATATAATACGGCTCTACATATAATCCTTTCCATAGGTTTAATGAATATCCAATTCCTATACTCAAATTATGTGTAGAATCTGTTGCCATTTGACCTGCAACATATACATTATCATTTATACAATATCTACCAAATATATCATAATCCTCTCCATTTTTTACTACTCCAGCTACTATGCTTTTATACATATAGCCAATTCCCATATTATCCGTGAAGTGAGCGGTTGCCCAGCTCTCTCCTTCCGTTGGTTGGTTAACCGTAGTTGTTACCATATACTGCGCAGATGCGCTTAATGATAACAATGCGATCCCAACTGTTAGTATGTATTTTCTCATTGTTTTTTGTTTTTAAAATTATTTACAAAGATAACATATTATTCTAATAATATTTTATCCACTAATGCTTGAACCTCTTCTTGCTGTACCCCCACCTTAAACCTTAGGCAAGCCTGGAACCTTTGTCTCTCCTCGCCATTAAAAATTATTATTGTAGGTACATTTTGTATCTTATATCTCTTTTGTACCTCTGCCAACATTTGTTTATCTGTTATGAGTACTCTTGCTACTCCACAGTTTTCTAAACTATCTAACCAAGCCACACTATTGTCTTTATTCCAATAAGCATTAAACTCTACCACACAAATTTGTTCTTTACAGAAATTTGTTTGACTAAAAGCACCTCCTGATAATAATATAAAAAATATTATTAAAAGATAAGCACCAAACACCTTCCAGACCTCGCTGATTTTACTCATAAAGCTTTGCTTTAATCATTTTTATATCTTCTTTTATTTCAGTAACATCTTGCTGAGTATTCATTATAGTTTGGCGGATTAACTCATCTTTCATATCAAACTCTATCCTTGTTACAGCTGGCTCAGGTAATTCTTTAGCGTCTGCTATATCGGCCTGTAACATAAACCACATGCTACTTATTGTAGCTATCGCTACCCCAATCGCAATTAGTGTTTTAGCACTAACATTAAAAAGGGTGCTCTCACTCAATTCCTTAGTCATGTTGTTAGTTTTTTCTTAATATACTGATAAACCCTTTTAACACCCTTAACTATAGTTTTCGCGTCCTCAATTGGAGTCACTCCTGTTGTCCCTCCAATATACGGTTTCCCTGTAGATGTTAATTTACCAGTATAAGCTGAGGTTGGATGAGACACTCTTTTTTTCTTCTTATTATTATTTCGCTTAGTTTTCGAGCTTTTGGTTTTAGTATTCGACATTATTCTACATCTCCAGGTTTAACCCATGTACCATCCCATCGTCTAAACCCCGTTTGAGCCATTCTTCTCTTTTTTCTTCCTTCCTTTCTGTGAGTTCGTGCTTGTTTTTTAGCCATCTTAGTCGTGAGTTTTGACAGCTTTTTTTCTTTTTTCTCTTTTCCCTTTTGCTGTTTACCTTTATATTTTTTACCCTCTTTCTTTACTCTTTCCGTATATTTAGTTTTACGCGTTGTTTGCTTCTTCTTATACTTGTCTACTTTTTCTTTAGCTTTTTTCTTTAGCTTATTTCTCTGGTCAATAAGGCGGTTTCTTTTTTCTCCTGTGGCCTCATTAATTTTTTTCTGGTTCTTTTCTAATTGCTTTGTAAGTTTAGATTTTCTTTTCTTCTCCTTAGAACTTAAACTCTCTCTCTTTTTATAATTTTTATCTCTTAGACGCTTTTCTTTCTTTTTAGCTTTCTTATAGGTCTTTTTCCCCTTTTCTCTGGATTTTTCTTTAGTTTCTTTAGTTTTCTCTTTATGAACGACTTTAGATTTATCAATAGACTCTTCTGTTTCTTTTTCTAATTTCTTTTTCTTAGCATCGTCCTTTTCTTTCTTAACAGGATGAAATCCAGGGTCAACTTTTCTTACTCTGTATTTAGTGGGTTTTTTACCGTTACTCATTTTTTAGTTTTTTATATTCTTTTTTACTACCTGCTTTTGCTTTAGCGAGAGCTATCTTAGCTTTAGCAGCTAACTTTTCGCTTCTTTTTCGTGCCCACTTGCCTGTACCAAATAAAGGTTTAACTCCTTTCCATTTAATATTGGGATGATCTGCAAAATACTCAATACTCTTAGAAGTTCTCTTCTCTCTTTTTTCAGCACTAAGTAATTTCTTTTTACTTTTAGCCTCTAATCGTTTAGCTTTTTTAAGCTGTCGCTTTGCATAAGGATTTGTATCACTCATTATTTTGTGTAGTTTTGCAAAGTACAAAGATACAAATTTAATTCAATGGAAAATTATATGAAATACTGGCGTGTTATACGCTACTGGGCAAAGGCCAAGTACAAAATAGGGACTCCTGATATTGATATGATGTTCTTTCTTTACAGCGAGCAAATTTTCAACAAAACAAGATTTAAGAAATTTGAAGAGGTAATGTCTTGGGACACAGCCCGTTTTAATATCTTGTTAAAAAATGGGTGGATTCATGTCTGGCGTAAGCGCGTAGGGAAAGAAACTACCCTTTATGAGCTCTCTTATAAAGGTAAGCGTCTGGTAGACACTATGTACAAAAAATTAAGCGGAGAAGAGATTGGAGAATCCCCAAACATTAATCCTTTATTTAGAAAAGACGCTTCTTATATGGATAAAGTATACCGTAATATGATTATAGAAATGAATCAGTTTATAAGACAACAACGACATCTCGCTCAGAGATAATAGTATAAGGGTTATCTTCAATTAACATACTATGCCCTGATGATTTATCATAATAGATAATATCCCCTTCTTTTATTACATCAACATTCGTTCCTGATTTTATAACCTCTCCTTTTTTATAACGAAAGGAAGAGGCATCGTGAGCTGACAAGAGTAATCCTGACTCTGTTTTTAATTCCTCTTCAATGGTTTTAATTATAATATATTTATTTATTGGCTGCATGGTATTGATTTTTGTATTACTTTAATTGTTGTCTCAGGGGGATTTAAGTGTTTAAAGACGCGAATCCTATGTTGACCCTCAAGCACTACCCACGATCCTTTATAATTTGCCACCTCTATCATCTCTTTTAATCCATTTTCTTTTATGTCTTCAATTAACGAGAGCCAGTCATAATCTTCACTCCACTCTTCCAGTATTTCATCCATAGGGATAACATCCCATTCTGCCTTTATGTCTCCAATTATTAATTCTATTATTTTTTGTTTCACTTTCTGGCGTGTGTTATAATGGCGTTGGTGGTTAAAATAGTGGTGGCTACACTAACAGCATTTAATACGGCTTGTTTAGTAACCTTTAAGGGATCAATAATCCCCGCTTCATACATATCTTCACATCTTTCGGTTATAACATTATATCCTTTAGTGTTTTGCTCGTCCTCTCTCATCTCTTCAACTTTTAAATCTTTATATATTGCATCCATTATCTCCTCAGGGTCTTTTCCTGCATTAATAAGAATTTGTTTTAAGGGGGCTTGTATGGCTTCTCCTAAGATTTCTCTGGCTATTTCAAAATTATTAGAAGGACCTCCTTTGTTGTTACAATCGCAGGTTAATTTTTTTCCTATATCATATAGTGTTAACCCTCCTCCTGGGATAATGCCCTCTTGTAGGGCACTGCGCACAGCGCATACCGAGTCATCGACTCGGTCAAATTTTTCTTTTTGTTCAATATCAGAGTTTCCTCCTACATATATACATCCTATCCCTCCCGCTAAACTGGCTATTCTTTCATTTACAAAGTCTTTTTCAGCAGGGGTGGTTAAAAGTTCTTGTTGCTCTCTTAACTCTTCTACACGCTTAATAATTTCAGAACTTATTTCTTCATCTCTTAATATAACGGTAGAGTCTTTATTTACTCTTATTTTATTAGCGTATCCTAAATCAGCTGATGTAATTAAAGACAGATCATCTCCTGTCTTTTCTGAAAAGTATTTAGCACCTACAGCCAGAGCAATATCCTGCATTAATTCGTGGGTTCTATAACCAAAGGATGGGACGGGTATATTACATAGCTTTAACCCATTTCGCATTACATTAGCCGAGAGCGTATTTATTACATTATTAGAACACTCTCCAATGATAAGAAGTTTCTCCCCACCATTAATTATAGGTTTAAGTATATTCTCAATTTGTAAGATGTTATTAATCTCTTGATCGCATACTAATATCTTTACATCCTCTAATATACATTCATCTTTTCTTTGGTCGGTGATAAATAAGGGTGATGTGTATCCTCTATCTATCTTTATGCCATTGGTTACTTCTGCATAAGTCTTTTCGGTTTTAGATTTTTCTACTGTCACCACTCCATCTTTTCCTACTTGAGTATAAGCATCAGCAATAATCTTTCCTAACTCTTTGTCATTATTAACAGAAATGGTAGCTACACTTAATAGCTTATCCTCATCTACTTCTTTGGCTAATTTCCCTAAGTACTCCACCAGATTTTGGGTTTCCTCTTTAATAATCTTAATAATCTCTGTGGTATTGTGTTCAGGCTTTAACCATTTTAATCCCGCTTGGACTAAGGCCTCTGTCAGCACAATAGCGGTAGTTGTTCCATCTCCTGCGGTACTGGATGTTTTCTCAGCAGCTTGTTTCATCATCATAACCGCTAAGTTCTCTATGGGGTCAGAAAGGAATATAGCTTTAGCTACAGTAACCCCGTCTTTAGTGATTGTTAAGCCGTGTGTATGGTTTTCTGACTCAATCAATACCGTTTGCCCGCGAGGGCCGAGAGTGCTCTTAACGGCTTTAGAAATAGTAGTGATTCCGTTGATTAGTTTTTCTCTTGCCTTGTCATCAAACGCAAGGTCTTTTGGAATGTATCCGAGGTCGCTCATATTGTAGATTTAATTAAATTAATATTGGCAAAGATACTAAAAATATAATATAGCTTTGTGTCGTTATGTCGATATTGCTTGTCCTTTTTACTCTTTATATATTTATTACTATTGCGTTAATTTTTTTATATAAAATTTGGAGCTTCAAATCGACACTTCGACACTAATCTTTATAACTTCCTTATTATTAGTATATTAGTATTTCTAATATCGACACTAAATCGACACTAAAGTGTCAATAATAGGTATAAATAGAGAAATATATATATATAAAGTATAATAAAGATAAAAAAGAGCCCTTATAATAAGGACTCCTTTTAACAACTAATCAAAACAGAACAAATGGGAAATCTTTTAGAACTCTAACTCTCGCCAGTTCTTTTTATTTTCAGCCAACTCAATGCCTTCAGCAATTTGGTTGATTTTTTTATCGTTTTCTACAGCTCGTTTAATGCGTGCCGCTTTTGCTATTCCACTTTCTGAGGGGAATCTATCGTTTATTAATCTACCGTCTTTTATATAAAGACCGTTTACATAATCCGAGGTTGAACTTTTTTCGTGTGCCATAGTTTTATTTTTTAATCGTAAGGGTAGGTGTTGTTGCTAAAGGAGTTTTCATATCTCGTATTGCTTTTGCAGCAGCATTAGAACCTTTTATTACTAACTTCTGTAATTCTGTTGTTTTCGTTTTTGATTTCTTAGCCATTGTCTTATTTTTTTTACAAAGATAATAAAATTTTTTAGATATATAGAGGTTGAGGGTTATAGGTGGTCATACGAGCAACCTCCGTTAAAGGAAACGACTTTTTTTTGATAGGGGGGGTTGATTTTTTGAAAAAATTTTCTGTAATGTTTCAGCTTTTTTCTGTGGTGGCTCGGTGGCTCGGTGGCTCGGCTCACCTGCTCACCTGCTCGGCTCGGCTCGGTATCGGCTCGGCTCGGCTCGGTGGCTCGGCTCATAAGCTACACGCCCACGCCCACGCCCCACGCAACAAAGCGACAGCTTGTCGGCTTGTCGGCTTGTCGGCTTGTCAGCTTGTCGGCTCGGCTTGTCTAATCGTTCAAACCTTCCCCCAATCCAACAGCAAAACAGCGTTAAACCTTCCCCCAATTCAACGAAATAAAAGGATTATGTAAACGGTCTTTATATAAAAGACGGTAGATTAATAAACGATAGATTCCCC